ATACAATACAACTACCACTTATAGCACTAGTAAAGCAACATCAACTAGTAGAACAACAACAGTAAGCACAAGTAAATCAACTGCTAGAACAACAACAATAAGCACGAGTAAAACTACGACTACTGTTTATAATACTAGTAGAAGTACGCAAGAACAAAGAACTACAACTGTATCAACTAGTAAGAATACTACTACAACGTACAACACTAGTACTTTAACAACTACTACATTCAATACAGCTACTATAACTCTTTACGATACAACAACTACGTATAATACTAGTACATCTACTGAAACAAGTAGAGTAACAATAATCTCAACAAACAAAAACACAACTGAGAGTAGAAGTACAACAACTGCTTATACAACTACTACAACGTTTAACACTACTAAGTCAACAACAACTACGTTTAATACTAGTACAACAACTACGTTTAATACTACTACAACTTACAATACTAGTACAACAACTACGTTTAACACTACGACAACTTACAATACGTCTACAGCTACAACGACTACGTTTAACACTAGTACTAACACTGTATACACCACAACTCAAATAACGATGAAGTTGACTAATGGTGTTGCTGCTACGTATAGAAATACAAGTAGATCAACAAACACTATAACAATAACAGCTTATAACACTAGTACGACAACAGTTGTGTCTACAAGTAAAACAACTAATACTGTTTATAATACTAGTACGGTAACCGTGTTTACTACAAACACTGCTTATACAACGACTTATAATACTAGTACTTCTACTAATAGAGCTACAACTATTAGTACATCTAGAGGTACTACTTTAACACTTACTACAGCTAGAGATACTACAACTGTTTATACAACTGTTTATAACACGTCTACAATAACAAACACAATAACGATAACAGCGTATAATACATCAACAACAACCGTGGTTTCAACTAGTAGAAATACTGTAACCACATTCAACACTAGCACAAACACTGTTGTTTCAACTGATAAGTCAACAAATACAGTATATAATACCAGTACAGCTACGTTAACTAGTAGAAATACTACTACTGTTTATAATACTAGTACAGCTACATTAACTAGTAAAACTACTAATACTGTTTATAACACAAGCACAGCTACTGTAACTACTTTTAATACGGTTACAGCTTACAACACAAGTACTTCAACTACTGTTTCAACTAGTACATCAACAAGTACGGCATTTAACACAACAACTACCTACACAACTACGTTTTCAACTAACACTGGTTGGTACGAAAGCTTTAATCAGTTTGGTCAACTAGGTACTAACGCGTTTCAAGATAACAATGAGGGGTAGAAAAGTGCAAAAATGTGTGACTATAGTATTATAACAAATTAAATTTAATTATATGGAAATGTTTAACAAGCAGGAGCTTAAGAAAAGAATAGGCCCTCTTAAAAAAAATGACAGCTTATACGACCTAGAACAAGTTGAAGGTTATGTAATAAGAAAATGCCAAGAAAATGGCTTAGAGCATAGTTATGATGTAATGGCAGAAGAAATGCCTTACTTTAAAACAATAGCTTACACAGAGTATGGTGGTAATTTTTATATTCAACCTTTAAACTTTAAAATGCGTAACGAACAGATGATCGATGCTTGGCATGATAAAGAAAGTAAGGTTTTAGATTACTCTTCTTGGTTAGTTAAAAAAGTTGTTGATAGCAACGCTAATAAATACAAACATAGGCAAGAAGACTTAGAAAGATACCCGGCAAAAGACTATTTAATAGTTTTACCAGGTTCTAATAAGCTTAGAGAAAATGTATGTTTAAATAGATTAAAACACATAGTTAATAAACATGGTAACAATGTTTTATTTAAACCGCATCCTATAACTACTCATCAGATCATAGGTGAATTAAAAGATTTCTTTGGTGAAGAAAATATACTACCAAAGAACGTAGATATGTATTACTACATGCAAAAAGCTAAAGGTGTTTATTCGACTCATATAAGTGAAAGCCCTTTATTTGCTGGTGTATTAGGTAAGTTAATAGAACCTGTAGATGTATGGAACGATATACAGAGAGGTTCTTTTTATTGTATAAATAGTTTTCTATATCACAATCAAGATAACATAGTTGAATACGTAAATAAAACATTCTCTAGTTACAAGTCTGGTATAATAAATCCGGAAATAGATAAAGACTGGAAAAAGAAAGTTGACAAGTACATAGAGTACATATGTGAAAAAAGAGATAAATACAAAGATTGGTATATAGCTGATGTTAAAAGAAAGAAGTAAAAAGTGTGACAATTGAGTAATAATAAAGAAGTGAATTAAAATTAAATAAAATAAAATGGCAAACAAGAAAAAAAACTTAGTTGATTTAAAACCTAAAAGTGATAAATTAACTGAAAAAGAATTAAAATCTATACAAGATATAGTTAAACTTATTAATAACTGTCAAATGCAGATAGGTGGCTTAGAGTCACAGAAGTTTGATGCAATATCTAAATTAAAACATTTTCAAAGTGAACTTAACAAAATTCAGTTAGAGCTTGAAAATAAATATGGTAAAGTATCTGTCAATCTACAAGACGGATCTATTAAACCTGAGCAAGATGAAATTAATAAGAAAAATTAGTATAGGTAAAGATTATAAAAATGAAGCCATGCATTATTCTGTAGGTCAGGATGTGTATGGCGGTCATACTATAGACTGTATAGTTGAAGATGATGATAAGTATACTATATTTATTAAAAAAGTAAACGAGATTCTACCTTGGAAAGAGTTTAATAAAAATATGGCTATAGCTGTAGAATTTAATTTAGAGTATTGATGAGAGGTTTATACTATTTTATAGTAAAACCAGTAGAATCAAGATATAATAATATAAAGAAAATAGGCGACAAAGAGCTTATAACTAATACTGAGAATTTTACACATCAAAACGTAAACAGAAACGCTATAGTTTTATCTGTGCCAAAAGGTATAGATACAGATATAAAACCTGGAGATGAGGTTATAGTTCATCACAATGTTTTTAGAAGGTGGAAAGATGTAAGAGGAGTCGAACAAGATAGTAAAGGTTATTTTAAAGAAAACCAATATTTCGTACAACAAGATCAATTATATTTATATAAAAGTAACAATCATTGGAAGTCAATAGATGATTATTGTTTTATAAAACCTATAAAGTCATTAGATGATTATAGTTTAGACAAAGAACAACCTCTTGTTGGTATATTAAAATATACTAATAAGCATGATTATCTTAGTAGTTTAAAAGAAGGTGATTTGGTTGGTTTCGTACCTCGTAGTGAATATGAGTTTATAATAAACGGAGAGCGTCTATATAGAGTTTTAACTAAAGCAATTACAATTAAATATGAATATCAAGGAAAAGAAACAGAGTATAATCCAAGCTGGGTATAAAGCTGTTGATGAGCTAGTTCAAGTTGCTAAAGAAGCTATAGTTGATTCAGACGATGATATATCTGCTGATAGATTAAAAAACGCAGCAGCAACTAAAAAACTAGCTATATTCGATGCTTTTGAAATATTAAATAGAATACAGCAGGAGCAAGATATGTTAGATGGAAAACCTAGTGAAGACGTTAAAGTAGATACTTTTAGTGGCTTTGCTGAAAGAAGATCTAAGTAATGTATAATCAAACTTTGTATAAAGTTATTGAGCCTATTAAGCATAACACTATTAAAAGGTTAAATAAATTAAAAAAGTGGGAATACGGCTATAACAAAGAACATGATGTAGTTGTTATAAGTAAGACTGGTCAGATCGGTGATGTGTATAGCATACAAAATTTAAAAATAGCTTTACCTAAAACACCTAAAAAAGTAAAAAAGTTTAACAGTGATTCTTGGGAAGTAACTGAGTATTCAAAAGAACTTAAAAGAATAAAAACTATTTTTGACTGGCGTGAATATCCTCATGAGTTTAAAAATAAATACATAGATTACATAGAAGATGAGTTTAAAAAAAGAGAACAAGGCTTTTGGTTCTACAACAAAGATATTCCTACTTATATCACTGGCACTCATTACATGTACTTGCAGTGGAGTAAAATTGATGTTGGGAACCCAGACTTTAGAGAAGCAAATAGATTATTCTACATTTTCTGGGAAGCTTGCAAAGCAGACAATAGATGTTATGGAATGTGCTACCTCAAAAACAGACGGTCTGGTTTTTCATTCATGGCATCGGGCGAAACTGTTAACCTTGCCACGATTAGTTCAGACGCAAGACTCGGTATACTGTCTAAGTCAGGGCCTGACGCTAAAAAAATGTTTACCGATAAAGTCGTTCCAATATCAGTTAACTACCCGTTCTTTTTTAAACCAATACAAGACGGTATGGATAGGCCAAAAACAGAACTGGCTTACAGAGTTCCAGCAAGTAAATTAACTAGACGTAATATTACAATTACAGAAGGTAAAGCTGAAGAGCTAACAGGTCTAGACACTACTATTGATTGGAAAAATACAGGAGATAATAGTTATGATGGTGAAAAATTAAAACTACTAGTACATGATGAAAGCGGTAAATGGGAAAGGCCAAATAATATATTAAACAATTGGCGTGTAACAAAAACTACGCTAAGACTAGGTAGTAGAATTATTGGTAAGTGCATGATGGGATCAACGTCAAACGCTTTAGACAAAGGAGGAGATAACTTTAAGAAACTTTATAATGATTCAGACGTTACAAAAAGAAACCGCAATGGACAGACAAGCTCAGGCCTCTATAGTTTGTTCATACCTATGGAATGGAACTACGAAGGATTCATTGATTCTTATGGAATACCTGTATTTGAAACACCGCAAGAAGAAGTTAAAGGCCCGTTTGGCGACTATATTGACGTAGGTGTAATAGATCATTGGCAAAATGAAGCAGATGGATTAAGGAATGACCAAGATGCTTTAAATGAATTTTACAGACAGTTTCCACGTACTGAAGAACATGCTTTCAGAGATGAAACTAAAAATAGTATATTTAATTTAGTTAAAATATACGAGCAAATAGATATTAATGAAGGTATATCTAATACAAAAGGTAACTTTCAGTGGGTTGGAGGAATAAAAGATACAACAGTAATGTTTTATCCAAGCCAACAAGGTAGATTTAATATATCTTGGGTTCCACCAGCACATTTACAAAACAAACAAAGAATTAAAAACGGTTATAAAACACCTGGAAATGAACATATTGGAGCATTTGGATGTGACTCTTATGATATATCTGGTACAGTTGATGGTAAAGGATCTAAAGGTGCTTTGCACGGTTTAACTAAGTTTAGTATGGAGGATGCGCCTCCAAATCAATTTTTCTTAGAATATGTTGCAAGACCACAAACTGCAGAGATGTTTTTTGAAGATGTATTAATGTCGTTAGTATTTTATGGCATGCCACTTCTTGCTGAAAACAACAAACCTAGGTTATTATATTATTTAAAAAGAAGAGGTTACAGAGGTTATTCAATGAATAGACCTGATAAAGTTTGGAACAAGTTATCTATAGCTGAAAAAGAAGTAGGTGGTATACCAAACTCAAGTGAAGATATTAAACAAGCACATGCTGCAGCAATTGAAATGTATATACAAGATCATGTTGGAGCTAAAGATGATGGTACTAACGGTCACATGCCTTTTAACGAAACTTTAAATGATTGGGCTGGATTTGATATAAATAGAAGAACAAAGTTTGATGCCGCTATAAGTAGTGGCCTAGCTGTTATGGCTTGTAATAGACATTTGTATAGTCCTAAATCAAATATTCAAAAAGAAAAAATAAATATAAGTATAGCTAAATATAAAAACAAAGGCTATCATTCAAAATTAATAAAACAATAATATGGCTGAGTCTTACATGAGCAATTATTTCCCTAGTCAAGTCGTTAGCGACGGAGAGAAACTATCTACTGATTACGGTTTAAAGGTTGGTAAAGCTATTGAGAGTGAGTGGTTCAAAAAAGATTCTGGTACAAATAGATTTGCTAGCAATCAAAATAACTTCCACAAGCTTAGACTTTATGCAAGAGGAGAGCAATCAATACAAAAATATAAAGATGAATTATCTATTAATGGTGATTTATCTTACCTTAACTTAGACTGGAAACCAGTACCTATTATACCTAAATTTGTAGATATAGTAGTTAATGGTATATCAGAAAGAACATTTGATATTAAAGCTTACACACAAGATCCTTATGGTGTTGAAAAAAGAACAGCGTATATGGATCAGATATTAGCTGATATGAAAACACAAGAGCTAAATGAATTTGCTTCTGAAGCTTTTGGTGTTAATCTAATGGGTAGTGAAGTAGAAAACTTACCCGAAAACAAAGAAGAATTAGAGCTCCATATGCAGCTCGGTTATAAGCAAGCTGTTGAAATAGCAGAAGAACAAGCGATAAATGTTTTATTAGACGGTAATAGATATGAGTTAGTTCGTAAAAAAGTAAATTATGATTTAACTGTTCTAGGTATAGGATGCGTTAAAAATACTTTTAATAAATCAGAAGGTGTTAAAGTAGAATATGTAGATCCAGCTAATATAGTTCATTCATATACTGAAGACCCTTACTTTGAAGATATATATTACTTTGGTGAAATTAAAACAATACCAATAAACGAACTGGTAAAAGAATTTCCAAATCTTACAGAACAAGATTTAAAAGAAATGAATAAGCAAGGTTATCAATCAAATGGTTTTTATAATAAAAGCTTTAGTGATTCAAATAACATAGACCAAAATCAGGTTCAAATATTATACTTTAATTATAAAACTTACATGAACCAGGTTTATAAAACCAAGGTTACAGCAACTGGCGCTAGTAAAGTTATAGCTAAAGATGGTGATTTTCTACCAGGTGAAATGGATGCTATAGAAGCTAGATTTGGTAAGTTATCAAAACAAATAGAAGTTTTGTTTGAAGGTGCTATGGTTTTAGGTACTAAAAAAATATTGAAATGGGGCTTAGCTAGTAACATGATGAGGCCAAAAAGTGACTATACTAAGGTAAAACTTAATTATAGTATTGTCGCTCCTAGGATGTATAAGGGAAAGATAGAATCTTTAGTAAGTAGAATAACCACATTTGCTGATATGATTCAACTAACGCACCTTAAAATACAACAGGTGATGTCTAGGATGGTGCCAGATGGTATATATTTAGATGCTGATGGTTTAGCTGAGATAGATTTAGGTAACGGAACAAATTATAACCCACAAGAAGCGTTAAATATGTTTTTCCAAACTGGTTCTATTATAGGTAGATCAATGACTAGTGACGGTGATATGAATCCAGGTAAAGTACCTATTCAAGAAATACAATCAGGATCTGGTGGTGGTAAATTACAAAGTTTAATACAGACTTATAATTACTACTTACAAATGATAAGAGATGTAACCGGTTTAAATGAAGCTAGAGATGGTAGTATGCCAGATGCTAAAACGTTAGTAGGCGTACAAAAACTAGCCGCTGCAAATAGTAATACAGCAACAAGACATATATTACAAGCTGGTTTGTTTTTAACTGC